TCTTCCGATCTGTGACTTAACCCTAACATCAGTATCAGAACTGTGCCTCACAGTCCACCATCGACTCACACGAACTCCATTGGTATGCCACGAAGACAAGCCGTAACGTCTCGACCATGGAGGGGCCTCACGAGAGCAGCCCCCGTCATTGCGACGCGCCGACGTGTGAGCAGCCGCTCAGCGAAGGACTTCTTAGCCCGATTAGGGCAAGCGTTCAACAGAGTTACGGCCAATCCCATAGCGATTATAGCCTTCGCCATATGCGCAATCATGGCAGTCGACCATGCCAAAGACCCACTGTCCGATTCCATCAAGAAAGTGGCAGACGCCCTGATCAAGATGCCCACTCTCCAATTTGTAGGGGAGTACCTGAAGGAGCACATAAAGCAGACAGTAGGGGCTGTTGCCATGGGCGCGGCTGTACTGGTAAGCGCTCGACCTGCCGAGAAAACCACGTATCTATTGGGCACCACCCTGTTCTCCTACATCATCCCGGAGTACTCGATATGGGCATACGGTTGTTATGCTGCAGCACTGACAATGCTGCTACAGCTACGCAGGCTAGAGGACCGCCTTTTGATAGCGGGTGCCTGCTTCGTGATATACGTGATGACGGTCAAGGACACCGACCACACCGCACGTGTAGGATGAGCACTTGTGCCGTCCTCGCACTGATCGCTCTCACCCTGCTCACGATTTCTCGCCCCACCAACTGTCGAGAAATATCCGGAGCCACAGTGATACCAGGCGATGGCAAAACGTATTGTTCTACCGCTTCGTCCGGCTTCACTCTTCGCACCGCAACATTGGTGAGCCGCATCACTGGGAAACATACATCGGCCGTCTTGGTCCCCCGCGGACTCGTCACTAATGACAAGTCTTATCTGTCCAATGACAGGTTTGAAGTGTGGGACTTCGACAAACAATTAGTCAACACTGGCACGTTCATCTCTTGGCCGTTTGAGCACCCCCCAAGAGATTGTTTGACACTGCTCGAAACCAACACGCTCGCCCACAGCGATTGCCCCTTGTCTAGAAGCTGCAGTAATGTGGCCTACCACCAGCTGGACGTCAAGTGGTACGGCAAGGAGTCCGGCTTGTGCACGGGGACCTTGTTACCACATGTCACGGTCTTTAACGGGACCGCCACCAACAGGCATGGCACCCTATCGACCGATTGGGGACCATTGTACTCATTCGTGGATGCGGGTTCCTGGACTGACGTTTACAACGTCTTACCATCGTTGCGCTTACTGCGCCTGCCAGGTCGTGACATCATGTTTTCCTATGATGCCACACTCAACCTGGTGGCACTCAAGTCCGACCCTTACAAACCCGTAACCGTCCCAGTTATCATCCAGCCCTATTACGCCGAGGGCAAAGGACAAGAATTTTGCATGTGGGTTAATCCACCAGAGCGATCTCGGGCGTTGGTTATATACGACGGTCCGACACTAACGGAGTGGCCACCTTTCACCCCTGTTCTCGCAGTCCATGACCTTGACACCTACCAACCTCCCATTTGCCTGGACTACCAACCCAGACCGGACATGCCGTTAAACGGCCACCGCAGAGTCACCATGGGAGATGGCGACGTGGGCAGAGTAGTACAAGATACCCCTGCCCTCGCGTGCGCACCATTCAAGCATATATCGTCATATTCTGTGCCAGGGTCCATATGGCTCAAATCAATGCTGGCATTTGTAATCGAATCTATCGAGACCGTCGTCGCAGCCGCCTTCCGAGCAACCATCACCGTCACTCACGATCTGATCGCCGAATTCAATGATCGCTTTATGCTGTTCGAAATATCATTGTTGGCCGGATATGTGATGTGGCATACCGACAGCATGATCCGGACTGCTGTCGTGTGCGGAATGTACACCCTCCTGTTCGGCGTACAACGCAATCCGGCGCAGAGCCCTTAGTGCCTGCGAAGAGCAGCCTTAAACCGGGAATGACGCACCCGCTCAGGCTAGTCAATGCAGCGTGGCTAACTCCCAAGGGCCCAGCAACCCCTCATCACGCGACGCTAACCATAATGCAACGTGGCTAACTGCCTAGGGCCTAGCAACCCCTCATCACGTCACGCTACCAATTGACCGTTATGTCGTTAAACTGTCCGGGTCTGCGAGCCCGTCCTCACGGAGCCCCTCGCAGTAGTAGATGCCTCATATCGATAGATCTCATCGAGAGGCTACAACTATTAGGTAAACGCGTAAATCCTCCTAGTGAGGTCTTGTGCC